AAACATACCTGCGGTAGACACGGATCCGGCGCTCAGCGTCGTGCGGAAGATGATGTCGCCCACCTTGAGAATGGATGCAACGGCATTGAAGTAGCCGCTGGTGTCCACGTCCGCTGCGGCGTCGGTAGTCTGGTAGCTGAAAATCTGGGGGGCATTGCCCGCCTTCATTTGGCCACCCACGGTGACAAAGTTGTCAGCAACGAAAGGCATTTCTCAACCCTCCTATTAGGCGGCAGCCGCAGTATCGCGGGCCGTGATCTTCACGATGCCCTCGGAGTCGATGGCAACCGCACCGGCCGAGAACAGAGCATTAACCAGCCAGCTGGTCTTCTCGGCGACGTAGTTGATCTCCGTCCGGGGAGCGATACCCTCGGCGTAGCCGATGGCGTCCTTATGGAAGGCAAAGAGCGTGCGGTCGTTCGAGCCGTCGATGGGCAGGCCACCCTCAGAACGGTCACCCAGGACGTGGAACGTGAAGCCCATGAACTGGTTGATGTCACCCTGAACCAGCGCCTTCACGGTGTTGAAGTCAGAGCTCGTAACAGCGGTCTGCTCCAGCATCGCGTTCAGCGAGTTGGCGTGGATGATGATGTTGCGGCCTTCTGACGGCACGTTGTTGCGGTTCATGATTCGCGCAGCTTCTCGGAGCTTGGCGATGTTCATGTTGGTGTTGGCACCGCCGATGCTGTTGGCCACCGTGCCTGTGCTGGAAGCAGCGTTCAGCGCGTCGAGGATCAGCTGATCTTGACGACGGCCGATAGCGGCACCCACCACCTGCACCAGTTCCTGGCGCTCATCGAAGTTGACCTTCTGCGCCGAGAAGATGTCGCTGTACTCAGCGGCATTCCAATCGGACAGAGTGCAGGTCACGTTGCTAAAGCCGACGTTCATCGGCGTCACATCGGTCTGGGTCACGCGAGCGGTAGCAACGCCGCGGCCGACACGGGGGAAACGAACGGTAGAGCCTTCGACTCCACGACGCTGACGCACAGCGCCCACCAGCATGGCCTTGCCCTGGTAAGCCTGTTTGACCTCAGCGTCGAAGAGGGTGACAAAGGCGTTCGAGAGAGACACAGCCATTTGATTACCTCATTCGGTTGATTAGGGGTCAGGTTTGTCGCGTCGGTGAGCCAGTTGCCTGGGCCTTTGCTTGCTGATTGCGTCAGCCAGTCGTCAGCATCTCGCTGCGGTCAGGGCCGGTTTCCCGGTTAGCCTGGCTGCGATTGTATTGCCACTTGACAAAAGTGCAAGCGGTAGGTTTGGGGAATGAAAAAAAGCCCGGCACAAAGGCCGGGCAAGGCAACTGCCATCAAGGCAGGAGGAGACACAACCTAATTGGCGTGCTGCTGGAACAGACGCTCCACTTTCTGTCGGAAGGCCGGGTCGGTCTTGTACTTGGGATCGCCCACCATCTGGTAGAGCTCCTCCTTGGTAGGGGCTCCCTCCATGGGCGCGGTCTCGATGGGCACCCGGCCCTCGTAAGCCTCTCGGATCTTCATGAGCGCACGCAGCCCCTTGGCGGTGCCGCCCATGACCTTGAACTCCTCAAAGTCGTCCTTGCTCCAGACGCCCTTGTTCACCAGGCCTCGAGCCCAGTCCACCATGCCGTTGACCACCGCCTGGCCGTTGGGGCCCAGCTGCTTGAGCTCTGCGCCGGGGTCTACCGGCTCGGGCATCATCGACGTGGCGATGTCGTTGAACTGAGTGGCAAGCTCATCGAATGCTGCCTGCGAGATGCCCCATTTTGCGGCCCAGCCCACATAGCCCTTGGCTAGCGCGTCGTTCTCCAGGTCTTGGCTCTTGAGGGCGCTTGTGTCGTACTTGCCGCCCTCTGGGGCCTTGTGCTTGCCCTGGGACACCATCTTGCGCAGGTCGCCCCAACTCTTGGCCATGGCCTCGTAGTTGGCCTCGCCCTTCTCGGCGTCCCAGAAGTTGTCGGGCAGGTACTCGGGCTTGAGCTTGGGCGCGCCCGTCTGGGGTGCTGCCGGGTCGGCAGCCTTGTGGTCGATCTCGGCCTTGGTCGGCTCTTGCGGTTGATCGGGGTTTTCGACGGTCGCCGAATCCAATAGGCCGGTGTCGCCACCGGGTTGGTCGTTGGTGTCGCTCAAAGTTTCCTCGCTTGGTTGATGCGCGCCATCAGATCACGCACCACGTTCCTCTGCCCCTCGGCAAAGTAAGCGTGCGATGCGTCAACGCCCGGCGCAGCGATGGGGACGTTGACGTACATATCGACCAGCCAGCGCATGAGCTTCTGGCCGTCCTCATCCGCAAACACCCGCAGGCACAGGCGCGCCAGGTCGTCGCGCTGCTGGCCTACGTCGCGGACATCTGCAGGCGGCGCAGCCTCGAGGTCATCCCAGCCGCTCATGCCGGCGCTCCCTGGGGCGCAGCCGCCTGCTGCTGAGCCATCATCTGGGCCTGCATCATGGCCTGCTGCTGCTGGGCCTGCTGCTCGAGCAGGAAGGCGCGCTCGGCCGCGTCATTGCGCAGCGCAGCCGGCACCCCGAGCTTGTCGCCCAGGTAGTCGATCATGTCCCCGAACTTGATGGCCACCGTGCCCTCGGCACCCATCTGCTGGGTCAGCTGCGCGAACTGCAGCGCCGCGTTGACCTCATCCATGGCCTGCGCGTTGGCCAGCGGCGAAACCGGGGTGACCTTGACCTCCAGGCCGTTGACCCGCAGCGGGAGCTCGATGAGCCCGCGCTCGTCCATGACCTCGAGGATCTTGGCCACCAGAGGGATCATGGTCTCGTTGACCAGGCGACCGAAGGCCGAGCCCAGGTTCTGAGAGAGCTCCTTCATGCGCTCCACGATCTCAGTGGCCGAGCGGGCGCTCATGTTCTCGGGCGGCAGGGATTCGTCCAGCAGGATGCGCTTGACGTTCTGGCGCAGGTCGTTGATGACCAGCTGCGTGACGTTGAAGTCGCCGGCACGCGGCAGCGGCTGCAGGGCAGGGCCCTGGGGGCCACCGTTGCGCGCCACCGGGATGATCGCGCCGGGCACGATCTTCACCGTGTTGGGGTTCAGCACCCCGTCGTCGGCGGCTGTGTAGACCCCGGAGACCGCCAGGCTGGCGTTCTTGAGCAGGAGCTCAATGGTCTTGTTGAGGGTCTTGATGTCGGGCAGGGCCGTCATCAGGGGCCCGCGCCCGTAGATCTCGCCGGCCACCTTCATGTAGCGCGAGATCACCCAGGGGCTGTAGCGCTTGCGACGGTAGACCAGTTCCTCCTTGGAGGCCTTGTCGATGACGTGGTAGCAGTAGTCGCCTCGGGCGTGGTCAAAGATCGTGGCCTCGAGGAGCTCGATGTCGTCGGTCGGCTTGTCTTCGATGCGTCGCTTGAGCTCATCGGGCAGCTTCGCATCGGGCCATTGGCGCTGGATGCTTTCGCCCTTCATGCGCATCCGGCGGTAGACGTTATCCACCTGGCCGTTGGCCCCTTCCTCGTAGGTGACCAGGAACAGCGGCACCGGGATGAAGTTGATGGGACTCACGTCGTCACCGGGCTGCACCATCATGCAGGCGGTGCCAACCGCCAGGTCGAGCAGGAACTCGCCCATGGCGATGTCCAGATTCGACTGACGCAGCACGGCGAACATCTTCTCGCCATACAGGTCGAGGATCGCCTGGGCCTGGGGCTTGCGATCCACAGGGATGTCCAAGCCGGGGTCGAGCTTGCACCACTTGCGCTGGGGCGGGAACACCACCGATTGCAGCCGGTTGGCGAAGCGCTGCGTGCTGTTGATGGCCGTCGAGTCGAAGACGCGCTGCATCTTCTTGCTGCCGGTGCTGCCACCCTCCCAGACGCCATACAGCTGGCGCTGGGGCAGGGCGAACTCGTAGGCATCCTGGTAGATGCTCTGGAATTCGTCCTTCTTCGTTTGGGCCAGCGCCTGGCGCTTGATGATCTCGTCCGGGGTCAGGCGCTTGCCGCCCGGCGCGTCCTTGGCGTAGTTCATTCGTCTTTCTCCAGCTTGTACTTCTCGAGCAGGTTGCGCCCCTTAGCGGCCAGGCGGGAGGCCGCAGCAGCGGTGCGCGGCACCGGCTCGCCCCATGCGTTGGCGGCCTTGGCCAGCCTGGTGGGCTCGCCGTCGTCATCGACAAGCGGCCCGCTCGGGTTGGTGTAGAAGCGCGTCAGGAATGACCCCTTGCGGCGCGCCCGATCGCCAGAAGGCGTGGACTCCTTGACGCCGGGCTGCAGGTTCTTGCTCTCGCCCGAGCGTTCGAACTTGCGCCGGCCAGCCTCGGTCAGGCCGCCATCGGGGTCTTCGTACCGGCTCACTTGTCGCCCTTTGCCGCGTTCATGTTGTCGATCAGGTTGGGGTAGGGGCGGCCAGCCTTCTGGGCCCGGCGCATGGCCTGGGCCTTCTGTGCCGACGTGAGCTCCTTGGACTCGCCGAGCTTCTTGGGCCTTGGCTTGTCCCAGACTTCCTTGTCTTTCATCTCAATCCCCCAGCTGCGCCCAGCGAGCCACCGCCGCCCAGGCCACCCGTTGATCCAAGCGTGCCGCCGCCACCGCCCAATGCGGATGCGGAGCGCGCTGCCGTATCGACGCCGGCCAGCAGGGGGCGGGCACCAGCGGTGCGGCCAGCCCTGCGCGAGGCCATCTCTTGCATGGCGAACTGGCGCTGCATGGTGTCGCGCCGGTTGCGCAAGTCGAGCTCGTTGGCCGCACGCTGAGACTCGAGCTCGGCGGCAGAGCGGCGCGCCTGATCGGCGGCCTCGGCCTGGCGGGCCTGCAGATCGGCGGCAATCCGACCCTGCTCACCCCGAATCTGCTCCAACTGCGATTCGAAGCCGGCCTGCTCAATGGCCTGCGCTTCCTGCAATGCCATGAGCTCCGCAGCGTTTTTGGCCGCCGCAGCGTCCAGCCGGGCCTGCTCATCGGCGCGCAGCTTTGCCAGCGCATCGGCCTCACGCTTGAGCAGAGCCTCAATCTCTGAGCGAGCGGTTTCGATGTCGGTGTCGAGAGCAGTCTGACCAGCCGTCACATCAGCCTCGAGCTCGGAGCGCAGACGCGCAGCCTCGGCCTCGGAAGCCGCATTCAGCCTGGCCTGCTCCTCATCGAACAGCCGGTTGCGCTCGGCCTCGGCAGCAGCAGCCTCGTCGTCCAGGAGCTTCTGCTGCGCGGCCGCCTCGGCCTCAAGCCTGGCGAGCTCGGCATCGGCTCGGGCCTGGATGTCGGCGGGGTCGTCGACCTGCTCGGTGTACAGCGCCGGGTTGCCGTAGAAGCGCGACGGGGTGTCCCGGAAGGTGACGCGGCCAGCCTCGAGCTCCTCAAGCGTCCGAGGCGTGGTGTACAGGTCAGGGTTGCCCAGGAAACGCGAGGTGGCCATGTCTTAGCCCGCCACCACAGACTGGTTGCCGTACTGGTTTTCCTGGGTGGCCACGCCAACCTCGGGATTCAGCCGGGCCTCGGACAGCAGGGCGCGGCGGCCAGAGCGGCGGCGAGCCCGGAATCGGTTGGACTCGCGCTCGGCTATCTTGCGGCGCTCCTCCTCGAGGGACTTGCGCTGATCGGCAGCCTGCTGCTCCATGGCCAGCTTCTGCTCTGCGTACTGCTGCTGCTGCAGGAACAGCTGCGCCTTGGCCCGCTCCGCGTTCATCTGCTGCTCGCGGGTCAGGTTGGTCATGAGCTCCTTCTGCTGCTCCGAACTCAGCCGGAAAGCCTCAAGCTGCTGCATAGCCATTTCGCGTCGCGCATTAGCCTGCTCATCCTGGCCGGCGCGCTGCAGCGCCAGCTGCTGCTCGGCCGCATACCGTGAGCCCTCCATCTGCTTGAGTGCAAGCTCGCGCTGCTGGGCAAGCTGCTCGGCGGTGAGCGTGCGCTGCTGCGCCAGGCCCTCCAGAGCCGTGGTGCGCTGAGAGTCGATGCCGACCAGAGCGGTATCGCGAGACAGTTTCGCGGCGGCCGCCGCCGCATCTCTCGCCTTCTGCGCCTCAGCCGAGGCTGCGTCCCGGCTCTTCTGAGCTTCAGATGCTGCCGACTCACGCGACAGGCGGGCCTGCTCGGCCGCAGTCTCTCGAGCCTTTTGAGCCTCGGCAAGTGCCTGGGCCGCATTCTGCGCCGCCTGCTCTCGAGCCCTCGACGCCGCAGCCTGCGAACGGTTGACTGCGTAGCCGGTGGCCGCTGCTCCAATCAAAGCGCCGACGATGGGTGCTGGCATGGTCTGATCCTTCCGTACAAGAGGTAGTCGGAGCCATCCACACCGAAGCACCGCATCGTGCCTTCCAGGTCGAACCCCAGCGCGTCGGGCCAGCTCCTTGAATACTTCGCAGACGATTCTATTGCGACTTGTACACGCTGCAAACAGAGCGATTGCTGCGCGATATCGAGTGCCGTGCGCACCGATATCACCAGCTGTCTGCGGCGCTGGTGCTTGGTGTCGTCGTCGATAATCGTCCAGACATCGCCCACGCCTGGCCACAGGACGACGATGCCGATGATGGCCAGCAGCTGCTGCCCGTAGAAGAGGGCACCGCTGGGCCCGCGCTCCATGTTGAAGCGGATGGTCTCGATGGGGTCGATGGGGAAGGGCGTCTTTACCCAGGGCGACAGCTGCTGGATGTGATCCTCGGTGATGGGGGCAAAGCGGCAGCCCGTGCGCGCCAGGCGCTCGTTGCAGGCTGCGGTGATGTCCATCAGGAGAAGATGTCGAACTCGGTGGAGGCTGTGGTCTGCATGGGAGGCCGGCCACCCAGCTGGTGCGTTCGCGTCATGCGGTTGTACTCACCGCCGCCCAGCAGCAGGTAGCCGAATGAGTCTCCGATGTGCGAGTGCTCGTTCTTATTGGGGGCATCCCTAAAGCGCTCCTGACCCGCTCCGACCGACACTCGCTTAAAGTGATAGCCGCCGCCCAGCGCCTTGCGGAGGAGCTTGCATTCCCTGTTCACAATCAAGCCGGGCTTGCCTTGGATGAGGCGCTGCATGGGAGCGGCCGCAGCCTCGCGGCGCACCTTGAAGTCGTTCGACGCAGTCGGCTGCGCCCGCAGGCCCAGGGTGCGCAGGAAGTCGAAGCTGGTGACCTCGTAGATGGCGTCCCGCGCCATGCCGGCCGGGTCGCCCCACAGCAAC